TGATGTTGACAGTGAAATCGTAAATGAATTTACAATGGAATCACCTAAATAATGAATAAAGTGGAGTTTATATTATGTCAGAATACTTGTGGGTCGAAAAATATCGGCCTAAAAAAATTAGTGAATGTATTTTACCTGAAGAAACAAAAAATACATTTACACAATTTCTAAAACAAAAAGAAATACCTAATCTGTTATTAGCTGGTACGCAAGGTACTGGTAAAACCACAGTTGCTCGTGCTTTGTGTGAGGAACTTGGTGCAGATTATATTATCATTAACGGGTCAGATGAAGGCCGTCAGATTGATACATTACGAAACAAGATTAAAAACTTTGCTTCAACTGTATCATTAACTGAACAATCAAATCATAAAGTGGTGATTGTTGATGAGGCAGACTATATGAATGCCGAATCAGTACAACCTGCTTTGCGTAACTTCATTGAAACATTTTACAAAAACTGTAGATTTATCTTTACTTGTAATTACAAGAACAAGATTTTACCTGCTTTGCATAGTAGATGTACCGTTATTGATTTTGCAATTAAGAATGGTCAAAAGGTTAAAACTGCCAATGCCTTTATGAAAAGACTAGGCAAAGTCCTTGAAGATGAAAATATTGAATACGATAACAAAGTATTAGCTGAGTTAATTCAGAAATATTATCCAGATTTTCGTAGAACTATTAATGAACTTCAAAGATATTCTGTACGAGGTAAAATTGATAGTGGTATTCTGTTTAGTTTATCTGAGGCAAATACAAAAGAACTTGTTAAAGTCTTAAAAGAAAAAAGATTTAATGATATGCGTAAATGGGTTATTGATAACCTTGATAAAGAACCATCATCTCTTTATAGTACAATCTATGAGTTGATGTATTCAGCATTAGAATCTTCTTCCGTTCCACAATCAATATTAATCATTGCAGGTTATCAGTATAAATCTGCCTTTGTCGCTGACCAAGAAATTAATATGGTTGCTTGTCTAACAGAAATAATGGCCAATTGTAAGTTTAAATGAGTCCACTTATAGCGGAGTGTGTTATGACACCAAAGAAAAGAAATTTTATTTGGGTGAATTATGATGAGTTATATGGTTATGGTCCTAGAACTGGTCTAAGAAAAGCCCTATGGGAAGAATTTGATGAACATAAATTATTTGATAGTTATGTTTATATTATTATTAAAGATTATGAAATCTTAAAAATAGGTTCTTCTAAAGAAAGATGTAGAAATGCCAAAAGTGTAAGTAGTGTTAGACACAATCAACCACAAATTGGTAAATATTTCTTACAAAGAGTACCACTAAATTTTAGATTACCAGATAATCCTGTAAGTGCAATTAGAGAAGATAAACATAAGTGCAAGATATGGATTTATTTTATTGACAATGACCCAGCTGGTTACAGATGCCAGGAGATAGAGTACAGATTAAAGTGGAAATATTATAAAAAACACGGTGTAAAACCAAAATATGATAAGAATTAGTTATGTATGAATTAAAAGATTATTTGAAAGCAATTAATGAAACAAAAGAACCACTACTAGATTCAGATGATTTAGTGTGGGAAAAGAAGTATCCTTCTTTTATTATTAACAGATGTTTGTCTATGTTCTATGATACAATTATGCATAGTAATGAGATGAATGGTTTACATTTTCTACCTAAGCGTATGCAATTTCACTATTTTATAAATAGTATCCGTAAGAAAAAGCGATTTGGTGGGAAGTGGCTATCTCAAAAGAAAGTCAAAGACCTTGAGGTAATAAAAGAGTATTATGACTACAGCAATGCGAAAGCAAAAGAAGCTCTCAACCTACTTTCAGACGACCAAATTGAAAATATAAAAATGAGCCTTCAAAAAGGTGGGAGAAAGAAATGAGTGAAGAAATAATTAGCTGGTCGCAAAGTGATATGTTAGAGGTCACAATCAAACAACCAGACGACTTTTTAAAAGTTAGAGAAACTTTAACAAGAATTGGTGTTGCTAGTCGTAAAGATAAAACATTATACCAATCTTGCCATATTTTACACAAACAAGGTAAGTATTACATTACACACTTTAAAGAATTGTTTGCTTTAGATGGTAAGAAATCAACATTAGTTGAGAATGATATTCAAAGAAGAAATACAATTGCATTATTACTACAAGACTGGAATTTAATAGAGGTTGTTAAAACCTCAATGGTAGAAAACAAGGCACCGTTAAGCCAAATTAAAGTTTTACCTTTTAAAGAAAAGAATGATTGGAACCTGGTTGCTAAATATAATATAGGCAAAAAACCAGAAGATAGTAACAATGCAAGTACACAAGTTTAGAGATTACATAACTGAAGCCAAAGGTGCTGATAAGTTAAGAATACTGGTACTATCAGATGAACCAGAAAATTCTGAACTATTCCATACAGCAAAGAGAATACAAGAAGAAGGACCTAAGTTAGGTCATAAAACTTATGTAGTCTTTATTGATGGTGCATATATCAAAAATGAAGATGGTATCAAAACTATTCATAATATAGATGATGATAAAGGTTTTGAAATCAATGATGAAAATACAGTTGCAATTGTCCGTGGTTCTGTTACAAGAAAAGATTCCTGGTTAGACTTATTATCTCAATTAGAAAAAGCTGGTGTTGCCTGTGTTAACAGCAGACAATGTGTAAATATTTGTGCAGACAAATATAGAACTTATTTAAGACTTGCAGATTATGGTTTAACACAACCACATACCGTATTAATACCAAATAAAGACGGTGTGGAAAAAGCAGTTGAAAATTTAGATAGAGATTATCCTATCATTATGAAAACTTTACGAGGTAGTAAAGGTGTTGGTGTATTGTTTATTGAAAGTGAAAGGTCATTAGATAGTATTGTACAGTTACAATATAAAACAGATGATGACGCAGAACTTTTAATACAAGAATATATTGAAACTGATGGTGATATTAGAGTATTAGTTTTAGGTGGTAAAATATTAGCATCTATGAAAAGAGAGGTAATCAAAGGTGATTTTAGGTCAAATTTCTCACAAGGTGGAAAAGTTAAGATGTTCAAACTTACGGAGTTGGAGATTGAACAGTGCATACTTGCGGCTAAGGCTGTTAACGGTAGTTATGTTGCCGTTGATTTTATTCCTAGTAAGAATAGAGAAAAAATACCACCATATGTTATTGAAGTCAACAGCTCGCCAGGTACGGAAGGTATTGAACAGGCTACTGGAGAAAATTTAATTAAACAGGTCATTCAACATTTTGAAGACCCCAAAAACAGATTTAAAGTGCCAACAGAAATTGGCCATAGAGAAATTGTTAATATCAAACCATTTGGTGAAATTGAAGCAAAATGGGATACAGGTAATTCAGCATTTGCTGTTATTCACGCAGACAAGTTTAAAGTAGATGGTAAAAAGATTACTTGGACTTTATTAGGTAAAACCATTACCTCAGATATACTTGAAAAAATTAAAGTAGGTGTTGGTGGTATGCGTGATTATGATGAAGAAAGATATGTGATACAATTAGATGTAGAATTTTTAGGTACAATTTACAAAGATGTAAAATTTACACTAGACGATAGAGATGAGAGGTCTCTAATTTTGATGAACCGTGGATTTATGAAACGGGTAAATGTTATGGTTAACCCAGCAAGGAGATATATCGTAACAACTAAATATAGTATAGACTAGGAGATAATATGAGTGAAGTGAAAATAGTAAGAATGATTACCGGTGAAGATGTTATCGGTAAAGTAACAAAAGGTGATGTGATTGAAGTTGAAAAGGCATTTGTAATTATACCAATGCGTAATCAACCAGGTCAACCTGTACAATTAATGATGACCCCTTATATGCCATATTCGGCAGATGAAAAAATTACATTTGACACAGATAAAGTGGTTACAATTGTAAAACCAAAAGATGATATTTTAAAATCATATCAAGCAAATACAAGTAGTATTTTAACACCAAACAAAGAACTAATTACTGAAACTAAATTACCGTAATGGTAAAAGTTAATTTTATAAGAGGTACCGAAACAC